TCACTGGTCCTTCCGGGCCACTTCGCCAGCAAGGCGAAGCCATGCCCGGAATGCGTCCGAAATCCATCTGGAAAATTCGGAGACTTCCATGCGCCCCCATTCAGACGATCCCAGACGAAGACGACGGGCGAACCAGCCCACTGGGCCACCATGACCCAGGGCGGTGAAGCGCCCTAGGGACCGACGCCCGCAACAGAAGGACGGGATGAGAATGGATCCGAGAACCCGACACCCAATCATCGATCCACGTGCACGAGGCCCACCACGTCCCCAGAGGGGCAGTCTCCAAGATCCGGGCAATCCTGCAGGGAGGACGAGATGAAGAGCCTTCATTTCGGCGAACGGCAACCAAGAAGCTGGGCCGAAGCGCGAGGTCCACCAAGCGATGCCGCCGAGGCCGACGATCCGGCGTCCCCGGCGGCAAACGAAGAAATGACCGACTTTGGCGGAGCGGCGAAATGAGACCCAATCCCATCGACCAGCAACAGCCGACAAGCTGGGCTCTACCGAGAGGGTCACCAATGCTCGACGGAGGCTTCGGTCTCCGTCGAGCTTCGTGAAACGAATCCGTTCGAGAACTTGCAGGAAGGGGGTGAAAGCCATGTTCGCATTCCGACACGCATCCGCGCCGGCGGAGATCAACCGGCCCGGCGATCGGACCGAGTTCCGGTTGTCCTGGTCGCCGACCGACCGCAACAATCGGTGGACCAGCAGCATGTCGTCGTAGGAACCGATCCTCGACGCCGGTCGGGTGGGCAGTGCCTTGTCTAGGTCGCCATGCCTCGAATGCCCGATGGTGCGTCGGCGCTGCCGCCTGGGCGGCAGCGCCCGACCGGCCCGCGCCTTCGGACCGTCTCCTCCCGTCCGGGTCTGGCAGACCTTTCGACGGACGGGAGGCGTCGGGGGCACTGCTTCGAACCGCCTTCCGGAAAGAGACGCAGCCGAGAGCATCCCGATCAAAGCCGGCGCCCAGTCGTCGGCGTCCTCCGCATCGCAGATTAAGCCGAAGCCCATCGTTGGGAGACCTGATGCCCCTAGACTTTGACGACCGCTTTGCCGCCGTCGGTTCCTTTCGCAGCCACCATGCGGATGCCGAGCGAGAGCCTGGTCCGGATGGCCGGTCGAAGATCGGGAATCCGCCCACCGTTCTCGGCCGTCCCTCGGAAGCCGATCTCACCTCGGTGAACGAAGATCCGTTCGACGCCATCGACGGCAGTTTGCCCGACGACCTCGATCGGCCGCGGCATTCGACGAAGGAGCCTCAAATCGGACTGCACCGCACCTCTGCCGGGAGATCGAGATCTTCGTCCACATGGCGAACAGTGCCTCGACCTTGGGTGCCGCGCACGACTCCGCTTCGTATCCGGGAGCACCTGGACTGGGAGCCGGCCTACTCGCTGGTCGAGCGGCTCGCGGCGCGAAACGGCACCCGGGTGGCCAGCCTCGCCAGTGACTACGGACTGTCCCTAAAGGGGATTCAGAGCGGCAAGCGCATCGACGTCGAGCGACTGGCGTTTCTTGCGGGAGTCGACGCGACGAAATTGTCACAAGGCACCATGAGCGTCGGCGGGACTGCGAAGGTTGCCAAGCAACTGAGAGGCGAAACCTTCAATGCCCGGTACAGTGAACGCGGACGCGACGTCGTCTGTCAGGGCTGCCTGACCGAAGATCGCTCCGCCGATCCCCTGCGGATCGATGGAGGCATACGCCGCAGAGTATGGTGGGATCTGAAGCCCCTCCACCACTGTCCTCAGCACCGATGCCGGCTCGTGCCTCCGCATGCGGGGGCTGTTCCTCGCGGCAACGACAGCGAAAAGGCGATTGGATCGGACGACTGCGCCTGGGAAGGGTACGTTCTCGGACGACTGGGCTTCGGTGATCGGATGGCGTCCGATCTTCTCGACGAACTTGGTATCGAAGCTGTCTTCGATCTCGTGGCAGCAAGCGGGGCCGTCGCCGTCCACGGCACCGATTGCCGGCGCACCGCCTCGGATCTACTCGGCGACCCGGCCGTCATGAAGGCGGGCTTCGAAGCGGTTCGTACGAAGGAAGCTTTCCTGGAGGCGCTGGCTGCTCTCCGGACGGCTGCCTTGTCGGGGCAACGCAGCAGAACGCCGAGAGAGATGTTCGGCCTGATCTTCGACCTGCTCGACAAGAAGCGGGATGGATCGATGGACGCGGTCGCTAGCCTGATGCTAATTTTCGTATCCATCAACATTCCCAGAGCTAGCCAGCAAAAGGTTCTTGGACGGCCGGTCAAATGGACGAAAGTCGAGTCGGGCAAATATTGGGATTTTGGCTCAACGGGGCACGTTCAGATCGCGCGCAAGCGCGTGATCCGGGTCGGTAGATCCCTAGGGCTCTTGGAATCAAAAGGTCATCGGACGGCCGGCTCCGAGTCAGAGATGCCGCAGACGGTCGTCGATGCAGTCCTTGAGCTCCTGACGAGCACGGTGGGCCCGCGCGAGATCCGAGAGGAGCTTGGATTGACTGACAACCAGTGGCAGGTCCTCATGAACGCCCACTTGATCGATCCGGTGCACCGACTCGCCGGCAAGGGGAAGGAGAGGTACCGGTACGCCAAGGATGCCGGTAGGTTGCTTCTAAATCGCCTCGCAGGATGTGCTCCCATCGTAGAACGGGGCGAGGCGGGCTGGATATCTGTGGTCGACGCGGCCGAAAGGCGCCTTTCCGGCTTGACTATCATCGAGGCTTTGCTGGACGGCCGGCTGCGCGCGAAGTGCCGCCTTGAGGGGATCCATGGCCTACGATCGATTCTCGTTTCGTTGGATGATGTCCGGCAGTTGGTAAAGGAAATAAATAAGCCCGAGGGCGCGATCTCCGTCGACCAATTCGCACGACGTCTAGGCATGGATCCTAATCTTGTCCGACGCCTGATCGTGCATGGAGCCATTCGGACGGTCGATGGTCGGTCGAAAAAGCAGCGCTGGATAGCTGAGGAGGAGGTGGAACGGTTCGACGCAACTTTCGTTCAATCGACGAAGTTGAAGCAATTTCTCGGAATGAATAAATCTACCCATGGGTCTACGCTTTACGAAAAATACGGCCTCGAATGTGCCCTTCCGGAGGTGAAGCATCGTCTGTGCTTCTACCGGAGATCAGACCTCGAACGGGCGGGTCTGCAGATCCCGGCTCCATTTGGCAACTGATGTCGCGCTCCATATGCGATGAAGTCTGCACTTAGAGTGGAGGCTAAGCATTGCTCTGCGGTGCCTCTCAGAACCAAATTGGTCGATGCTAGGGATGCGCCCACAGATGGTATCCAGCAGATTCGCAACCTTCACGCTCGAAGAGGCGGACTTCAATCCTTCCCCGTGACGCCACCTCGATTGTGGGATGAATACCAGCTGCGGCGAGTGTTGAAAGGAGCGCTTTCGCGCTCGTTCCGCGGGCGCGGGCGAGTTCCGTCGTCGATACGTACCGGGCCTTGAAGCGGTCGACGTCCGCGCGGCAGAGCAGGCGATGGCCGTGTCCGTCCTTGATCGTCCGGATATGGCCCGAAGCGAGAATCGGAACGAGGCCGTTCATGCGCATCCCCAGCGCTCTGCGGCCTTCGGGCAAACCCATCCACGGCGAGTCGGCAGGCCGTCGGAGCTCGCCCAGGCCGACGGTCCGGATGTGTATCGCCCGGAAGCCCGGGCGGCCTTCGACGCGGCCGCAGGCGGCGATCCTGCCGTCGAGCAACGCTCTGCACAGGGGCACGATCCCGACGCTCCGGGCAGCGGAAGCGACCGAACGCGACTGGGGTGGTCGGGTTTGAACCACCGGCGCCAGTCCCGCCATCCGGGCGAGGAGGCTCTCGATCTCGACTGGATCGAACTTGGGATATCTGGATGCCGCCCGCGCCAGCGGATCCGGCGGCAGGATGCCTGCCTTGCTCAGTTTGCGGACGGAGGCAGGCGTGATGCCGATCGCCAGAGCCAGGTCCTCGACGTCGAGCAGGCGGCCTACCTTTACGGCTAGGGTCTCGACACGATGCCGATCGATCGTCGGTCTGCAGCGGACCTCGACATCGGACCGTAGGCCGGCCGCTTGCAGGATCGCGACCGTACGGTCCCACCCGCGGTCGAAGAACCCTTTTGCCTGACTGGCCGAAATTTGGTCCCGGACCGGCGGCGAAGAGACGTGCCGCTCCCAGTTCTGCCAGCTGATCCGATTGCGCCGGACGACATTGGCGATCCTTTTGGCCAGCCATTCCTGGAGCTCTCCTTTCGGAAGGGATGCGAACCAGCAGTAGAACTGGCCGAGTTGAATTCGGAGTTGGTCCAGTTTCCCATAAGCCGCGCGATCCCGAGCGGTACATGAGCCTGCGTGACGAACTGTGGTTCAAGGCGCGCGAGTGGTTCGAAACCGGCAACGTCAGCATCCCGAACCACCCGGAACTGATCCGCGAACTGTGCCTGCCCAAGTACGAGTTTCAGGGCCTCAAGCACAAAGTGGAGAGCAAGAAAGACATTCGCCGCAGTGGCAGGCGTTCGCCTGACTTGGCCGATGCACTGTGCCTCACTTTCGCAAGCGACGCCAGGAATACCCATTACGGTAAATATGCCTGGAATAAGCCAATCGCCATCAACCGTGGCTGGAACATCTCTTAACAAAAAGATGCGGAAAAACCGCACATGAAAGGTATTGATGGAAGAGGAAGCAACCAAGAAGCCCGATAGTGCAGCCGCAAAGCCCCTTAGCGAACAGGATATGCTCAGCCGAGTGGGAACCGCTTTCCCGCACACCCAGAATTACACGCTGGGCACATTGGAGCAGAAGCGCGTCACGGGTCTGGAACTGTATAATCGCGACCAGTTCCCCGGCGACGAGCAGATCACCGGCCGCAGCCGCTACGTCACCAGCGATACCTTCGACAACGTGGAGTGGACACTGGCCAATCTCATGGCGCTGTTCGACGGCCAGGAGAAGGTGGTTCAGTTCTCTCCCACCGGTCCCGAGGACGAGGCGCTAGCCGAGCAGCAGACCGACGTGGTGAACTTCGTGGTCACGCAGGAGAACAACCACGCCCTCGTGCTGCACGATTGGCTCAAGAACGGCCTCATCGGCGGCCTCGGCATCGTCACCGCGGAATTTTACAAGGACAAGCGCTGGAAGCCCGCACAGGTGCTGGAAGGCGTGCCCAACGATCTCGCCGTGCAGTACGAGGAGAGCGAGCAGCACGAAATCCTAGAAGCGGGTGAGCCCCGTGCCATTCCCGGCATGGAGATGTTCCCCGGCATGGAGATGCGCGACCTCAAGATTCGTGAGGCGCGCGTGCGCAGTCGCGTGCGCATCCAGGTGGTGCCGCCCGAGGACTTCTTCGTTAGCAAGGACGCCCAATTCGACTACCAGACCGGCGGCATCTCAGCCGACCTACAGGGCTTCAAGCGCATCCTACCCCGCGCTGAACTCACCGAGATGGGCTACGACGCGGCCAAGGTTGCTCGCATGGCCAAGGGCTCGCCCACCAACGTCAAGGAAAACCTCGCTCCGGTCCTCACCGCCAAGGTGGACGAGGACGTGCTCACCAACATGCTCAAGGGCAGCGAGAAGGGCGGCAACAGGATCGCGGCTGCGCGCAGGCAGATCCTACAGGGTCAGGGCAACGAGGCGTGGGACCAGTTCACCGCTGCCACCGTGGAGCGCATGGGCAACCCCAAGGGTGAGGGCTTCAACGGCACTCAGTTCCTCAAGGGCTGGAACGCCATGAGCCCCGAGGCCAAAAGCGCGCTGTTCGATGGCACAACCAACGAGGCATACCGCGCCGATCTCGACCGCCTTGCTCGCATCGCGGCCAACGTGAAGCGCTACGGCAAGAGCGCCAACGGCAGCAACACCAGCAACGTGCAGACCATCGTGGGTGCGCTCGGCGCCATCGGTGTGCCCGTGGGCGGCGTACTCGCCGGCAACACAGCCCTGGTGATGAGCAGCCTCGGCAGCATGGCCACCACGGGCGTGGCCTCCAAGGTGGGTGATCGCCTCCTCACCAATCCCACCGTGGTGAGCCTCGTGGCCAACCTGCCTCGCGCTCAGGTGCAGCGCGGTGGCGTGGAGCGCACCATCGCAGCGCTGCACCAGTACGCTAGCAGCCCCAGCGTGGATGATGCCACCCGCGCCGGCATTGTCGCGCTGGCCGAGGCAATCAGCGTTCGCAGCGACAAGAAGGCAAAATAACAAAAACAGAGGTCTTGCGGTAAATAGCAGGGCCTCCAACAACGATAAGAAAAGTGGTGATAGATGGCAGATCTAAATAACTCCAGTTGGAGTGAAACAGACAGCAGCAATACGCAACCCGCTCCGAGCGGTTTCCCGTCTGGCATTCTGCCGTCTCAGGTTGGTGGCGTGGTTCGTGCCATGATGGGCGCGACCAAGCGTGCGTACAACCACGGCAATGCCATGGTGAGCAGCACGGGATCGGCAAACGCCTACGTGCTCACCTACGAGCAGCCCCTACAGAGCGGCTATGTGAAGGGTGAGGTTTTCCGCTTCTTCGCCCATGCCACCAATACCGGCGCCAGCACTCTCAACATCAACGGTGCTGGTACCCGTGCAATCCTTCGCGCTGATGGCAGCCAAGTTGCGGCAGGTGAAATCGTAACCGGTCAGGTGGTTACAGTCGTCTGCGACGGCGTGAATTTCCTCGCACAGAGCGTGGTCAGCAAAGACTTCAAGACCAACGTCAGCATCGTCAAGGATAACGACGCAATCCTCATCGTCGAGGACAGCAGCGCACCAACAACCTCGTTCCGACGCAAGCAGATTTACTCGACCAAGAACGATGGCGCCAGCGGCAACAACTGGCTGTTCCGTCAGACCCGCCCCAGCGATGGCGCGATTGAGGACTTCTACCTCAAGGGTGGCACAGGTGGCACCATCTGGACCACTGGCAACTTCAACCCCGATCTAAAGGCTAACCTCGCCAGCGCCACGTTCGCCGGCACAGTGTCGGTTCGCAACACTGCCGCGCAGGGATCTGTAAGCCTGATCTCGGGCAACACTGATCGCACCGGTTACATCGCCTTCAACGACAAGGACAACGTTCGCCACGGCTACATCGGTTGGAGTGCCGGCGACGGCATCCTGTTGCAGGCCGAGAAGGGCGATTTCAACTTCGGAGGCGGCACCCCGAAGATTGGCGGCAATCAGATTTGGCATGCTGGCAACTTTACGCCTGACAGCAAGGCTTCGCTGAACGGGGCCGTTCGCTTCGCGAGCGTATCTCTCGGCACTGGTGAGGGTACGCTTTACTCCGATGCTGGCGCTAACAACGTTGTTTTGCGCAGCGGCCCCGGCACGGCCTACAAGTACCTCTCGCTGAATGATGCTGGCCTGCTCACGAACTTCAACGGCGGCTTCCTTGCCGAAACCGATGTTCGCGCCAAGGGCCGCATCATCGTAGGCGAAGGACAGACCTCTTCGTTCATCGAGATGCGCGATACCGATGAGGGCACGCGCTACCTTCACAACAACTCAGGGCTGATCGGCTTCCTGGGTTCAGGTGCCGATTGGATTTTCCGTGTTGGTGACGGCGGCGCGGTGTGGACCAAGCAGTTCGGCGATCTGAGCACCCGTATCGAAGACCGGGCAAGCGCATGGAGCGCGACACGTCGAGACGAAGCCAACACCAATACCGCCAACAATTACTTCAACAAGACGACCGGCACCGCGCAGCAGGTAAGTAACATCCCGTCATTCAACGCGGGTGCTATCGATATCGTGCGTGGCGGTATCTATCGTGGACGGATTGAAACGGGAAGTGATGCGTATATCCGTCTCAAGAACGGGGATGCCAACACACAGTCCCATGCATTCGGGCCGGGGGGTGATATTTGGACTTCGCAGTTTGGTGACCTCAACAACCGCATCGAGGACCGTTCTGCTGCATGGGCACGTCAGGAGTCGGTCGCGCGGGCCAACGAGCGCGTCGCCAAGACCGGCGACACGATGACGGGCGACCTGACTGTCAATAAGGCTTACCCGACGCTCAACATGCTCTACGGCGGCGTGCGGCATGTGGGCTGGCAGGTTCGAGAGGACGCGCAGACCTACCTCTGGGATCACTCCCTCGGCAACTGGCAGATGCGTGTCGATACGGGCGGCAGCATTGTCGCGCGCGGCTCGGTCTACACCGGCAACGGCTCCGCGAACCTCGCGACGAACGGCGACGTTTGGGGCGCAGCGTGGGGTAACCGGTGGCTCTCGGCCCGTGTCAACGAGGTCGATGCGAACGCCAGCAACCGCGTCGCCAAGACCGGCGACACAATGTCGGGCGATCTTACGATCAACAAGGCCAATCCTTCGGTCAACTTCTACTACTACGGCGTGTATTCAAGCCGAATGTGGGTCGGCAACGATGCTGTGTTCCGTTACTCGCACAATGAAGGCGACGGCGACCAGTTCCGCATCTCTCCGGGTGGTGCTGTCTGGACCAAGCAGTTGGGCGATCTCAACAACCGCATCGAGGATCGCGCCTACGCTTGGGCAGCAACCCGTCAGGCCAATCTCGGCTACACCCCAGTTGAGCAGGGCGGCGGCGCCTACATGGGCGGCAACAAGATTCGCATCGGCTGGGATGGCCCTGCCAATGCTGCGCGCCTTCAGGTGGATGACCTGCAACTTGAGCGCATCCTAACGCGCAACTGGGTCAATCCCATCATCGACGTGCGCCTCGCTTACGCTGGCGATCTCGATAACAACTGGAACCTCAACCAGAGTTACGCCGAGCCGTACGGCGGTGCGGTGCGGTGCTGACATCGCGTTATACTACGAGTTACGCCGCTGCCACATATTGGAGTGGTGGCCGTTGGAGGTATTTGCAGAAGCAGGACAGTTACGGCAACTGGTACACAGTAGGATACGTTTGATATGACATATACTATCATCAATCACGGCAATTGGGTGCCGTACACTCGCGATGCTGTGCTGAGCCCGGAGGGTTTTCCTCTGGTGCCAGCCGGGACCATGTTCTGCAAGCGCGAGAGCGATGGCGTGGATTGGTACGACTTCTCGCGCGCCGAGGGCTCGTTCGCCGAGGGCAGCGTTCTGGTGGCATGCCTCAACACTAATCTCGGCTACATCACCCAAGCGGTGTATGCCAATCCGCAGACCATGTTCCCGCAGAACTGCATGCTCATTGAGGTGCAGGGCTGGGAGGGCGAGAAGCCTCACAACGAGTTTGGCTTGAGGCTGTTCGATCCCGAGGCAGGCACGTTCTCGGACATTCCCGTGCCTGTGCAGCCGGTGATTACTTACAAGAAGGACATCTGGCTGCGCGCCACGGACGAGGAAGCCGAGACCATCGAGCAGGTGCTTTCTCAGCAGACCACCCGTAAGCAGCGCATCTTCAACGAGGCACAGTATCTGGACCATGCGGACCCGCTGTTTGCGGAACTGCTGGCGGGCTTCGTGACGGCGTTTGGAGAGCAGCGAGCCGGCCAATTGCTGGCCGGCTCCTGAGGCTTCACTAATCGCGAGGGGCTAGGCTTCCTGCCCGGCCCTTCGCAGTTTGAGAGCCGACTCAATCCGATCTGGCCTCATCTCACGGTCAACGCCGTTGCTGGCCAGCACTCTGGGATCGATCAGCCCGTCCTCTCTTGGGCCGATCTGCTCGCTGAGATCGATCTTTGCCACCAGTTTGTGATCTTCGAACCGATAGACGCGGATGTTATTGAGGACGACAACTTCGTAGGCACAGCGCGACGCATCGAAGTTGATGAAGTCGATGAACGAACTTAGCGCAGCATGCACCTTAGCCCGCATGATGTAGGCTTGAGCGTCGTCTGCGTAGCCCCATTCGCGGCGCATCTTGCGAATGTCTGCCTCGCTGGCTGTCTCCACGAGTGATAGTTCCGCTTCGATCTTCTCACGGTCCAGCAGGCTGATTTCTTTTTCGAGTTCCACCTTTTCGCGCTGCCGCTCTTTGATCCGGGCCATGATCAACGGCAACGCTTCATCAGCGTCTTCTAATTGATTCAGCAGATTGCTTTCACGCCGATTTGCAGCCTCCAACTTGAGTTGCAACGCTGCAATCTTGCGATCCAGCGCCACCACTGGTGATGCTTCACGCCTGATCTTCAAAATTTCACTCAGCCGGAACTCACCCACGTTATCGAGGATAGTGCGTTCGATGGCGTCGTAGTGAAATGCCTTGTGCGGACCGGAACACACCTTGCCGCGCCTGCGGTTGCTGCAACTAAAATATGCGCGTGAATATGCTCGATCTTTTTCGCTGAGCCGGGTCCGGCCCTGAGTGCTGCGGTGATACGTCATCGTACCATCGCAATGCACGCACCGACCCATTCCGATGAACAGGTTGGTGAAACGATCACCCTTGCGACCCCTGTTCGTTGCGGTTTTGCGCTTGTTGGCGCGAGCAGCCATCCACAGCGTCTCGTCCACCACTGCGGGGAAGTAGCCGGGAATGGGCTCGCCAACGAGAATGCGTTTGCCGTCCGCTCGTCGCTGCGCCTGATACTCGCCAAGGCTCTCGCGTCCATCGAGGATGCGGTTGATCACAGCAGCGTTCCAACCATGATCGCCTGCCCGCAGCGTCGCCACTGACTCAGAGTTAAACACCACACAGATGGCATGGCGGGTGAGCCCACCGGCTGCCAACTCATACATGCGCCGTATGGTCGCAGCATGATCGTTCAGCGAGTACTCGATGCGGTCGCGGTTGATGCGCTTTGCATCGATCCAGTAGGGCACGGCACAACTCATGTTGTACTCACCCTGCCAAGCCCTCGCCAATCGTGAAGCGTAGGCTTGGCTCACCCGCTCGCTCTTGCGTTGGCTCTCCTCATGGGCACGGGCCATGATGGTGAGCGAGATGATCAGTTTGCTCCAATCATTACCCACCGTTTCCTGGCTGTACGTTTGATTGTCCGCCAGCGTGACGATCACGATGCCTGAGCGGATGATCTCCAGGAACAGGCTCAGCGCTTCCAGCACCTGATCGCGGCTTAGCCGATCCAGGCTCTCCACGAGCAAATAACTGCCCGGTCGCACTCGACCGGTTTCAACCATGCTGAGGAAGCGGCCCAGAGCGCCCTCTTTGCGGTTTTTGCCCTTGTAGGCGCTCACGCCGATGTCACGCAGGCTGTCATCCAGCACCAACCCGTGCTGCTCAGCCCACTGTCGGCTAAGTTCGGCCTGCCGTCTCAGACTGTCTCCCTTTAACTGCTGGTCCGTACTCATCCGTATGTACGAGTAGGCCACCGTGCCGGGCTTGATGTGCGCATCACTCATTCGCGGGTTCCTCGCAGAAAAGTGTTTGCACATTCAAAACCACCAGGAACAGGCCGATCACGCCGTCGAAGAACATCTGGCGCAGGCGGGCATCGGAGGCCTCGTCGCGGAACACGCCCGATCCGGCGACCGCGGCACGGCGCACGCCCGCGCCGGACAGCAGCTCGCGCCAGCGTCCGGCGGAATCGGCGTTGGTGACGTCCACCGTCTCGGCGTTGAAGGCGAGTTGCCGGGCACGCAGGCCCGCCACCGCGACGAAGCCGCTGGCCCCGTTGCTCACCCGGACCAAAAGGTCCCTGCCCTTCTGTGCGCTCATGCCTGCGGCTCCGGCTTTGTCTGAAATTGTCAGGCGGCGCTCTCGGTCACCGCCTCGAAGGAGAGGGTCGCGCGCGCCTCGCCGGTGCGCTCGTCGCGCAGGCTGGCGAGGCTTCGGAGGCGCAGAAGGACGAGGGCGTGGCCACTCAAGGAAAGGTCGGCCTCATCGAGGCTGGCGGCGATGAACTCCGCCACCTCCAGGGCGGAGCGGGCCGAGCCCGGCTTGGCGAGGACGATCAGCGTGAAGGCGTGGCGGTGGCGCCGGGCGCCGTCGACGGAATCATCGCGGGTCTCGCTGGGTCCGAACAGCGCGTAGACCGGGACGGCACCCCGCGGCGGCTCGTCGTAGAGCCGCAGCCGGCCCCCCATCAGCGCGGCGAGCCGCGCATCCCCGCCGAGACGGGCGAGAAGGCCGGCGCGCAGGGCGAGAAGCGGGCTCGATCGCGTCACGGGGAAATCTCCTCGATCACCTCCTCCACCTCGCAGACGAGATCGCGGCGGCGGCCGTCGGGGTCGTCGGCGGCGCGTATCGCGAAGCGCCGCGTGCCATCGGCAAGGCGCATGGCCGGGGTGACGCCGGGGCGATAGCGCAGGCTGGCGCGGTAGAGACTAGGGCGGTCATGACGCCCCCCGCGGGGTGCGGCGGTGCCGAGTGCCTCCAGCGAGCCCCACAGCACGGGCCCGGCGACGTAGCGGCGCAACCGGCCGCCGAACCCGTCGGGCTCGTCCACCGGCATTTCGAGCACGAGGCGCCGCCGTCGCGCGCCGAGCGGCCTGCGAGTCATCGTCGGTCTCCCTGAGGCGGAATCAGAGCCGCATCCGGCGGCAGGCGGCGGCGAGTCCGGCCGCCTCGGGCGGCAGCATCCGGGGCGCGGCGTCACGGTCCGAATCGCCGCGGTTCTCGAACCAGTCCGCGATCGTCAGGCGCAGGGCCTGGATCAGCGGCTCGGGCACCGGCGGCCCGTCGCCGCCGCAGCCGGCGCTCACCTCGACCAGCGCGGAGGCCGTGCCGAGCGGCGGCAGGTCCGGTCCGAACAGGAGGCAGGGCGCCTCCCAGGGGTCGGGGCCGATCCGGATCGGTCCCGCCTCGATCTCACTGACGCCGCCGCGCGCATCGACCCGACCGGCGCGCAGAACGGCGACGAGCGGGCTCAGTGGCAGCGGCAACAGGCCGAGCCGGGGCCAGGCCGACAGCACCACCCGGAAGCGGGCGGGCCGCAGCAGGCGGCGGCCGGCCGC